TCTGACTTGTCGAACCAGAACATTCGCCCGCCGCAAGCAGGGTCAAGAACAGGTTGGTACGCGCTCATTTCGTGTCCTCGATTGGCTTGCAGTCGTATGGGGTCGGACTTATGTCGCTGATCGAGCAGGCGTATGATTGGCTTCCGTCGCGCATGATGATGGTTCTTTCGGTTGTCACGTCTTTCCATACGCAAACGCAGAAGACAATGAATATTGCGGCCGCGGCCACCGCCAGCAGTCCGATCAGCAGGTTTTCGGCGATGTCCGTCCAATCTGGTTTCCATTTCATTTTTTCGCATCCTCGCTTTGATTAGGCACCTCGGACGGCATGGAGCCGGAATAGCCGAGCATGGAACGGCAAAGCTCTAGCATTTCATGGAATGCGTTAACTTGGCCGTCATAGAAGTCTCGGTCGCTCTTTCTGCGGACATCGAATCTGGAAAGTCCGGCTTCATGACAGCGACTTTTCGCCCAGTCGATGATCTCGTTGAGCGTCTTGTCTTTCTGGGTGACGTTGGTAGCCATCATTCCTCCGTGTCCGGGCCGAGCGGCAATCCACTGTTGAGTATCAATGCGAACTCCTGCAATGTGATTAGACACATGGTTTTCTTCCTTCCCAATGGTTCGGGTTTGATTCGCGCGCGCAATGCCGATGGTGAGAGCATGAGCATCGCGTCCATCACTTCGGTGACGGTGTAGGCGTGCTGTTGTCCGAGCTTGTGCATGGACGTGAGGCCCACGCCTGCCTTCTTCTGGATGACCCACGGGTAGGGCGAGTCCATGTTTCCCGCTTCCGTGACTGCCTCGCGCATATGTTGCGGCGCGTCCATGGTCTGTGTCCATTTCACTTCGATGCACACGGGCTGGCCATGCCAGTACACGTTGCCGATGTCGCCCACGTCCTTGCTTCCATGCAAACGGAGGCGTTGTATGCGCGGGTCGTCCAGAGCCCACTGCAAATAGGATTCCACGGCGGTTTCCATGCGCGTGCCGTTATCCTTCGCGGTCTTGCGACTGCGCTTGCGTTGCTTGCCGCTCATTGGTCGGCCTCCTCTTCCTCGGCTTCGATCTCGCATTCGGGGCATGGGATGGGGCGCGCCGGATACAACGCGCACCCATGCCTCGGACATACCGGTTCCACATCCGGCGGCTCTATCCATTCGCGCATCATCAGAAGTCAGGTTCCGCTGCTGTGTCGCCGAAGCTGCCGAAGTGGGAGCCGTCCGCATTGCCGGTGCCCCACGGATCATCGGCCGGAGCCTGCGGCTGCTGTTGTGCCTGCTGCGGCTGCTGATAGCCGCCACCGTTGGCGTTGCCGCCCTGGTATCCGCCTGACTGCATCTTCTGCACCTGAGCCGTCGCATACTTGAGCGATGGGCCGATTTCATCCACCTGCAACTCGATGACCGTGCGGTTGGATCCGTCCTGCGCCTGATAGGAACGCTGCTGCAAACGACCCTGCGCGATCACACGCATGCCCTTCGCGAGGCTGTTGGCGCAATGTTCGGCCATGTCGCGCCACGCGCTGCAGCGCATGAACAGCGCATCCCCGTCCACCCACTGGTTGGACTGCTTGTCGAAAACGCGCGGTGTGGCCGCGATGCTGAAGTTCGCCACCGTGCCGCCATTGCGGGTCGTGCGCAATTCCGGGTCGGCGGTCAGATTGCCGACGATCGTGATAACGGTCTCCCCTGCCATCACTCAGCCTCCTTGCTATCAGTGTTTTCCTGTTCGGCCGTGGTCGTGTCAACGACTTCCACCTGTTCCCGCTGTGGTTTGCGGATTTCCTGCAATGCCTGCATGATTTTCCGTTTAACGAAATCAGGGGCCGCGACGAGCAGATTGTCCGCGTCCTGCCGGCCGACCAGTCGTGGCGTCAACCCATGCTTGCCGGTCAGCCGGTACAGCACTTGCTCGGCTTCCTCGTTCGACGCGACACCGCAATCACGCAGCATGGTGAAAATGGCGTCAGCCTGTTCAGGCGTGCAAGACTGCGGCTGCTGCTCGGCCTGCTCGACTGGATTCTGGCGCGCGCGGCTTCCATACCCGCGACGTTTCTGGCGTGACGGCTGCTGTTCATCGTCAACGACTTCCGCCAGCACGTCACTGTTGGTATCAAGGTCATGGAGCTCGTCGGGCGAGTATTGCACGCCGTAAAGGATTTCAGGGCACGCTTCGCGTGCCACGGCGGTAATCGCACGCCACGTGAGCATCGTCAAAGGCTGCTTGCGGTAGTTGTCCTTGTTGAGCAAGCCCATCTGCTGTGCCCACGCCTTGTCGCGCGTGACGCTGATCGGATAATCTGGATCATCGGACCGCACGATGGTGGCGGTCACGCTCAACGCCTTCTCGTCCTTCTTGACACGGAGCTTGTGGCCCGCCATACGGACATGGCTGGCGATAAAGCTGGCCGAAGCGGTTGGCTTGCCGTTGATGACGCTGATGTCCTGGAGGCTTTGCATTGGCGTGAGTCCGAGCGGAGCACCGTATCCTACCGCCACGAGGATGTTGGCGGGCTTGCCGCGATACACGGTGGGGATGATGTCGGATTGGCATACCGCTTTGGCGAAAGCCATCTGGTCCTGCAATGTGATCTGCTGTTGCGGTTGCGGCTGGATTGGTGTGAGTTCGTTGCTCATTTCTTGGTTTCCTTCCCGGTGTTGTTTTCCGATCCGTCAGCGAGCAGTAGGCGCATGACGGTTGGTGCGAGTTCCGCGCTGAACAGCTTGTCCACGAAGCCGCGCGTGCTGCGGAACGTGACCACGCCCGGCCTTCCCGGCTTCCATTCCACGCCGTCCGGCAGTTCGCCGTCGTGGTCGCGGATCATGTCTTCGAGGTATTTCGCGTCCATCGCTTCGCGTCTTGGCATCCAGACTTGTTCGGCTGCCGGCTGTCCGCCTGGAATCATGAAATCGTTGTCGTGCAATAATGCGCCGTAGGCTCGTTCGTCGGTTACCTTGTATGTGCCGTCGCCGCCTTTGCCGAGGCTGATTTCTCCGGCTTCGACGCCTGCGACGTTGACGGTTTCCTTGTCTCCACCATCGTGGTCGTGTTCCCACGCGGTTTTGATGATTTTGAGGATTTCGCCGCTGCGCTTGTTGATGGCCGTGAGCACGGCGAGGTCGGCGCGGAGTTGGTCCGGGCTGGTGTTGTCGTATTTTTCGGTGATTTCGTTGAGGGTTTTCTTGTCCATTACCTGTTTTCCTTGCTGTAGCTGGCTTTCAGATCCATGAGTTCGCCGTGTCCTTGAGTGGGATGCGTTTCATTCCTTCGTCACTTTCGCCTCTTGTATTTCACCGTCGAAAAAATCGATGATGAGATTGCAGATGGCGACCGCCGACGTTTTGAGCTGGGTTTTTTCCTCTTCGTTTTCGGCTTTGATGGCGAAAACGCCATCCTTGCTATCGAAATTGAGCTTCATTTTGCGTCCTTCGAGTAATTGGCCTTAATGTCCATCAATTCGCCGTCGAGCAGCTTGGTGGCGAACATGTAGACCACCTTGTCGTTGGCTTGGTATGCGGCGCGTTGCAGTGCGGAGATGGAGTCGTAGATGCCGACCAGCGCGTTCGTGATGATGGCGCGTGGGTTCTCGCACTGTTTCTCCGGTGCTGTCTCCCCGTTGGCTGTGGTTCCCTGGCTCATTGGTTCCTCCTTGTTGGCGGCTGGTTTCGATGTGACGGCCATAATGGTCTCCTTCTTCTTTCCGTTTGCGTTGGTTTGTTTTCGTGTCTTGCGTGGCGAATGCTTGTCGAAGGTCGGCAATAGTCCCTCCTTGCGGAGTTGGCTGATGATGTTGCCGGCTGTTTTCGGGCTTATGCCTAGCGTTTCGGCTGTTTCCTTGCGGTCGAACGTTTGGCCTTGGTCGATGCGGGTTTTGCAGTGCGCAAGGATGGGGTCTCGTTTCGACGGTTTCTCCGGCAGGCCCTGCGTGAGGAGTCCGGCCTTGCGCAACGCTCGCATTTCCGTGATGTCGAGGCCGGCTTCTCCTGACTCGTCGTAGATTTTTCTCAGTTCGGCTAATTCTTCGAAAGTGTATTCGTGTTTCAACGTGTTCCTTTTCTTAAGTTTTCGATGAGCGCGTGGTTTTCGCGGATGAACCCGTCCACGTCGATTCCCTGCTGTGTGAGGGTCGGTTTGCCGGTGTCGACGTGTGCTTTTCCGTCGCTTGTGACGTCTGGACTGCTTTCAATCCGTGTCACCGGAACGAATCTCCCGTTTTTCATCTCGCCACCGTCCTTTGGTACTTGTGTGCCAAGGCCCACTGTTCCGCGATTTGACGCTGGTATCTGACTTTGCGTCTGTCCTGATGTCCTTCTGGCGGTTCCACGCCGATTTTCAAATATGGCGGGCCTTTGCCGGTGCTCCGCCAGTTGGCGAGCGTGCGCACGCTCATGCCGAGCATGACGGCAAGTTCGGCTGGCGTGAGCAGATCGTCACTCATCGTCGTCGGGTGGGCAGTAGCGGTTGATGAAGTATGTCTGGCCTTTGCCGGTGACCTTCGCGGTGCGGTTGATGGTCACATGCCCGTCCGAATGGGTGATGGCGGTTTCCTTGATTCGGAACAGTCCCAAGTCCATGGCCTTCTGGGTCGGAACGTTGCGGTTCGAGCCGGTCTTGCCGAGGTATCCGTCCTGCCGGAGAATCTCGAACAGTCGGTTCTGGCCGATGTCCAAACCGTTCTGGCGCAGCATCTTCGCAAGTTCTCCGATAAGACACGTGCCGTCGCTTGCGGCCACCGCGTCCGCGAACCGCGCTTTCGGCTCCAGTTCCACGATGCGCGTCTGCTGTTCGGCGATGCGCTGCTTCTGCGCCTCCATGGTGCGTTGGCCGATCATCACGGCCTTCGCGAGGATGGTCATGTCATCGTCCGCGTCCGTGGTGGGGATGTAGCCGCCTGTTTTGCGGATCTGCGGCAGCACCTCATGCGTCACCCAACGTTGGAACTCCTTCGCCTCCGGCTTCCGCGACGCATGATGAGCTTGTACAGGCCGGGCTCAGAGATGATGAGAGGCGCACGCCCTGGCTGATTCCAAACCTCCGAATTACGGAGGTTTGTGATTTCGTCATCATCAAGAGCTTCGCGGAGATGATTTGTGTCATTGCCGAGGATGTCACATGCGTCCTTGGCGACGAACCAAGGCTCCCCCGCTTCGTCGGTCAGGGCGCGTAATGATGCGCCCTTGAACTCGAATCGCTGGATTTCATTGCTCATAGGCTTTTCCTTTGCTTGTTGCGTTGCGTGCCCCGTCCTGACGAGTGGATGGGGCTGAGTAGCTGGTATCGGAGTCGGACCGATGCCGTCCTTGGATTCCGAACGCCCCTTTGGCTGTTGGAACGCGACCTGAACGTGTTCGCGGCCGGTGGCGTGGCCGACTGTGATTGAAGCAGTCAGGCATAGTAAGAAAGGACCCGCAAGCACCGGAGTGCCTGCATATATTTAGACAGGAGAAGATTGGAATCCGTGGACGGGCGAACCGTCGCCCAACCGAGTGCGCCGACAGTGTATGTGAAGCAAGATGCGGTCGGCGCGTGGATAATAATCGATATTCAGTTATATGTGTTCCCCGCCAGCCGACATGGTGAACGTGGATGTCCGCGAAAAACATCCCTAATTTGGTTTGTTTGTTGGACTGTCGGCTGGTGGGAAGTCTTTTATTCCAAGTCCTCGCAGTCGAGGGTGTAATGGCGTGCGTCGATGACGCCTAGGTAGAGGACACTTGCGAGCATGAGCAGTGCGCAGATGACGGCCTGCCAGCTGTGTTGCGGTACCGACCAGCTGAACAGGAGCGTGCCTGTTATGCAGATCGTGGCGACGGCGGTGAGTGTGCCGTACTGTTCATGCTGGTGTTTGACGTTGGGTTTCACTGGTTTTGGTAGTGGACGTGTGGTCATTGGATGCTTCCTTGGATGTTTGCAGGTAGGGGTTTGTTTTATCGGTTGCAGAGTGCGTCGTATCGGTCGAGGATCACTGATTTCTTGTAGGTGGTTGTTTTGCCGCCTTGACGGTCGGCGCATGCCCCGTAGAGTTCAAGGAACTTGTCGATTCCGATGTTGAGGAATCTTGCGGCTTCCTCCTTGTTGAGGATTTCTTCTTCCACAACGATTTGCCTGTCTGTCAAGATGTGCCTCCTATCGTGTTTGTCCCAGACGTTCCGAGAGTCTGTGCGAGAGGTCTTCCAACCGGCCTTCGCTGATGCGTGCGAGTGTGATTGTTTCGGTTCCGTTGGCTTCCACGAGGGTTGCACCGTTATTTTCGTTGATGAGGAGCTTGTATCGTCCGGCGTTGTCGATTGGTTCCTCGTATGGTGGTTTTGGCGGGTTAAGCAGTCCGTTCACGGTGTTCTCCTTCCGGCTTATGCCGTTTTCCCATGCCTCTGCCTTTCATTTCTCCGCGGAGCGTTCCTTGATGCAGATGACCGTGCCGAACAGAATGAGCTGGCCGATGGCTCCGATTAACAGTCTTCTCAGGTTTTTGGCGTCTTCGCTGGTTTCGGAGCCTTCCTTTCCAATGAATCGCTCAAGCAGTCCATCGCCTTGCTCGTTTAGTTTTGCCAGCTGTTCGAGGAAGGCCGTTACGTCTTCCGGCTTTTCCCGTTTCGGCGGTGTCGGAGGGTTCAGGAGTTCCGGTTCCTCGTATTCGTCATCGGGATTGAGGTTGAGGGTCTCGAGCATGACGTTGGCGATTTGCGGGTATCTGACACGGCCTACCTCGATTTCTCCGTCGATGGCGACGAAGCTATCGTGGAAGCGGAGGTCTAATTTGGAGAACCCGCTAAGGAAACCGGAGTCGGATTCGGCGTCTGCTTTGAGTGCTTCCACTACTTTGTCTTTGAGTTTCATGATTGGTGTTCCTTTGCTTGTTTGGGGTGTGAGCCTTGTTCCTTGAGGTCGGGAAAAAGGTTTTGGAATGGAAAAACAGGATTACGCTGTCTTTCCCATGTTTTCGACTGGTCTGATTTGACTGACCTCGCCGGGTTGGAAGCCGAATGCTTTGTAGAGTCCTATGAGCATGAGTGGTGTGCATTCGTTAGTTTTTTTGGCTCTGGCTAGGACGCTTTCGCTGACTCCTATTGCTCCGGCGAAGGCTTCGTCTGTTTTGAGTCCGCTCATGAGTTTGGTTCGGTCTAGGAAGCCGTCTCGGAACTGCATTTTGTATTCAGCCATCAGTGATTCCTTTCGCAACCTTGAATTTCTTTTTGCAACTTGTGGTTACACCATGCAACAGTTTTTTTTATTTCGCAACTCGCTCGGCGTGTTGACTTGCAACCGCTTTGGTTGCATAATGAAACCATGAGCAAAGAAACATGGTTCAACGAAACAGTCCAAGGCG